CTAGGCCAATGCTATCCACGATGTCGTCTGTATCGCCGTACGGGTAGCTGAGAAGCTCGTTCTCGACTTGCGACATAAACGAAGCGCCTTCGGGAAACTGCACAATGCCTTCTTTAAACTTGGCCTGCTGTACATAGAGCCGACCTTTTCTGTCTTGCTCGATTGGTTGAAGCTTGATTAAAAAGCGCGTTTGCAGGTCGTGGTCATTTTTGAGCGCGATTCCCATCGCGGTCTCCTCGATTAAAATTTGATACGGCTTGTATTTTTGTACGAGCGCATCGAATGCTCGTCGCAATTCTTGGTACTCGTAAATGCGTCGTTCCATGTGTAGTAAATAATATACGCCGCCAAGCAGCATCCAGACTGTGCACACCGTCCAGTCACTCTGTCCGCCATCCTTAAGGGCGGTGTCCCAAGACAGGAAAACGCGTTTGTATTTTTGATCTGCAGGTAACGCCTTGTAGTAGTGAATCCACGGCCGCTTGATTAAAGTGCCGGCCCATCTCGGATTTTCAGCTATCCAGGCAAGCGCGAATACCGTCGAATCGACTTGGTCGTCATATCTCGAGTTGGGAAACGACAATAGTTCGCTCAGATATGTCTCGAGCCAATCTGCGTTCTTTGGAAATAAAACGAAGCCACCTTCAATTTTGGCAGTCTGGCCCCGCAATCGCATGATCTTGTCTCCTTCCAGAGAGGGGGCGGCTTGTGCAATCGAAAATCCGTCAGCGCGGAGCTCTTGAATCAAGGAAGATCCAGAAGCCTTATCTTCCACCAACACGACGGTCGCGTGGTGAAGTGCAGCGACGTGTTTTACGGTCTTTTTAAGATCGGGAAACTCCAGCTTCTTTCGGAAAACGTCGTGCAAATAGGCCTTTCCGTCCTTAACTCCCCAAGTCGTGCAGACGCTGAAATTAGCAAGTTCGGTGTCTTTAACCGCCGTATCCCAGCTCTGAAGGATCGTGCCGAAGTCGTCTGGCTTCTCCTCCGGTGTATAGAATTTCAACCACTCGCGCTTGACAATATTGCCGTACGGCGGCTGCGGGTTCTGCTGATACTGAGCGGCAAAATTATACTCTGTCATGCCCGTCCGAATCGATTTCAAGATCGTTCGCGGCGTCAGGGAGGGCTGAAGAATTTCCCCTTCCTTTCGATAAAATCGAGTGCTTTGGTACGGACTCCGAATCTTATAGTATTCATCTTCTTCGGCGATCGCTGAGAATGACAGCACCGTCCACCGCTCAGTTTCCTGCACGTGAGCGACAAGATCATCAGCGTGCAGCCTTTGCATGATGATAATGATTGCGCCTTCTTCCTGTTTGTTAAGGCGACTCCGCAATGTATTGTCGTACCATTCATTTACGCTCTTGCGTTGCGCATCAGAAAGTGCCTCGTCAGCCTTCAATGGGTCGTCGATCACGATCACGTCTGCGCCACGACCTGTGAAACCACCTGCGACCGAAGTGGAAAACCGGAATCCGCCTCGGGTGGTTTCAAAGTCTGCTACCGTGTCTCTGCTGCGCGATATCCGGGTGTCGAACAGTGATTGATAAAATGCGCTGTTCATGAGGCGACGAGAGTTTCGCGCCAAGGTGTCGGAAAAATCCTGGGCATAAGAGACGCAAGCTACCTGCTTTTCCGGGAAATGCCCCAAGAACCAAGCAGGGAAGGCGATGGATGCGGAGTGAGACTTCAGATGTCGCGGCGGAAGATTGATGATCAAACGCTTGCAATTGCCGTAGGCAACGTCTTCGAGGGATTGCGCAATCAGTTCATGATGCCAATTGTATTCGAAGGTTGCCGCTGGATTTAGCTCGATAAACGACCGGTGTATGAACGCGAGCAGATCTGTCCGAAGGATCTCTGCGATCATGCTGGCGGGGGAGACTGTCATTTAGTCGTCCCCCCGTTGTCCCCAAGGTCGCAAGCGGCTGTGCACCGCACGAATTACCTCAAGGTCGGCATCGGACAGGGTATATTCAGAGGGCTTCGATGCTGCCGCGCGCGTTTCGATCTCATCAAGCCGATCAAGGAATTGACCCAAAAGCTTGGGGTCGCCCATCGCGCCCTTGTTCGCAAGTTGTATCGCGGCCGACTTGGCCTTCGAAATTTTCCGCGATTTTCCGTCGATGGTCACGCTGACCTGATCGCGCGCCGCCTCCATTATAAGGGTGGCTAGGTTCTTGCTGCCCTTAGGTCGCCCGGGCCGATGTCGGCCGTCATTCTTTTTGAATTGGGTGTTTTTCGGTGGTTTGCCACGGCCGACCTCATAGTCACCTAGGCTTGAGACGGACACCTTTATGCGCGTGCGCTTTTCTTTTCTTATTTGTTGCTTTTTGCTGGAAGGCGTTCTGCCGATCCGTTTTCTTCCACCTGCGGTTAATCGTACCTGCTTGACCATTTTTATTGCGCTCCGTCCGCTCAGCCTTTACCCGGTCGAAACTCAAATCAGAATTGATATGTATGGCTTCTAAGCCATAAACCTCCTCGAATCGCTTAATAATGAGATCGGCATAATGCAGATCGAGCTCGATGCCGTAGCCGAGCCGGCCGGTTCTTTCGGCGGCGAGCAGGGTGGTCCCGCTACCGGCAAAGGCGTCTAGGACAATGCCGCCTCGCTTCGAGCAATCGAGGATGGCGTCGCTGACAAGGGCGAGTGGCTTCGGTGTGGGGTGCCCGGCAAGTGTGGCGTCCCGGTCCTTTGCGAAACTGCTCATTCCGACATATTCCCAAATATTCGTTCTGCTCCTTCCAAAGCGCCCGAGTTCAACATTGTTTATGTGCTTGGAGCGGCCGTTCTTGTAGACAAAAATGAACTCGTGGGCCGAGCGATATAGCGAACCCATACCGGCATTGCCTTTCGACCAAAGAGTTCGGTATATGCATCATCGGCGGAATCGGTCAGTTCTCGGATATGTCGCCAATCCATGCATACGAAATGGATTGAGCCGTCGATGCTGAATTCTGCGAGGTTCGTCAGGGCGCGCCGTAGGAAGTTGGTGAATTCCCGCCGGTTCATCTCGCCGGACGCCATCGCGAACTCGCGATGGCGTGTCTTGCCCAAGCCAGAAACGTTACCGGCGATCCGGACATTGTAGGGCGGGTCGGTAAAGACCATTTGCGCGCGCTTCCCGCCCAGCAAACGTTCGTAGCTTTTGGCCTTGAGTGCATCCCCGCATAGCAGAAAGTGGTCGCCGATCTCCCAGCAATCGCCAAGTCGCGACACCGCAGGAAAGGAGCGGTCAATCTCCGGGATGACATCCGCCTCGTCCGGCTCGTTATCGCTCGCCTCGCTGATGAGGAGATCGATCTCGGCCATTTCAAAGCCGGTAACCGTGACGTCGAAATTCGGTTGGACGGAAAGCTCCTGAAGCTCGAGAGCGAGTAGGGCGGGATCCCACCCGGCTTTTTCGGCGAGCCGATTGTCGGCGATGACGTAGGCTCGGATTTGAGTGGGGCTTAGATGGTCTACTCGGACGGTGGGGACGTCAGTGATCCCGATGGATATCGCTGCAGCGACTCTGGCATGGCCTGCTATGATGCCATCCGCGCCATCGACCAGAACGGGATTGATAAAACCAAATTCCAGGATGCTTGCCGCGACTTGTTTGATCTGCCGGGGTGTGTGCGTGCGGGGGTTTTTGAGACGGGGTTTGAGCTTTCGTGGGTCTTTGTATTTGATGGCCAGCGTCTTCACAGCGCCCCCTAAGCCTTGGCGTCTAAAAGACTGTGCAGCTCACCGAATCGCGAATCGGATTTTGGGAATGTTCCCATTTCTTTTGCCGGCTTTCCATTTCCGCGAATTCTTTTCCCAATTATTTTTCGACCTCAGAATCCTGAAAAACACTTATGATACAGGGGCTTTCTGCATCTCTCCCGTCTACCGGCGGCAATTTTCGCGTTTTTCCCAATATTTTTCCCATTTCGGGGCGCGAGAGATCAGAAGACAGGTTCGATGTCGACTGCATCCGCCACCACGCAGTCCGATGCGAACCGGCGTTTCCTGGTCTCTGACGAATAGCCCGCAATTTGCGGGCATTTTCGCGGATTCAAATGCGGGACGTGCGGTCTCTGGCGCCGACAGAGGTCGAGATAGCGTAGATTTTGACTTCCAGTCTCTGGGCTCGGCAAACCCGTTCCTGGCGTCGGCCTGAGTTGCACATGAAAGACCGCCCTAAATCAATGCAACAAACCGAGCATCGTGTATTGGCGAGACCACTCGGCAGGAGCATCGCGCAGACGAGTGACGCCGATGCCGCGAGGCAATCGTCCTTCGACGGCAGCCTGCACGAGTTTAGGCGCGAGGAACGCGAGCGAGATCGTCATATTGACCTGTCGAATGCTGCATTTTTCGCGTGCCGCGA